CTTATTTTGTTTAAATGCACCTGATAAAGTGGTTAATGCTACTGCGGGTCCCTCTTTACCTATTGCTTGTTTTACTGCTGTGCCTGCGTTTGCAGCATCTAGAAATGCTAGACCTGCCCCTGTTTCTATTAAATTAACTGAGAAAGTGCGCTTTCTGCGTGCTGTTCTCTTTTTTCGTCTTACTACCATGGTTTGTCCTTGTGGGGGCGATGCCTAACATACCCCGACTAACTCATTTATGTCTAGCTACTTAACTTTGTCGGGATTCAAATTATAATACTCATCACGTAGTTTTGTAAAGTATTCACCTATTGCCTGCTCGACGACAATTGAGTTAGTTATCTTACGAGTTCCCATCATTCCTTGTTTCATATTCAAATATTTGATTATATGCCCTATGTATGCAATTGTCTGCTGGTCAAACCTTAGACTTACTGTTGTTCTAGGCGGCCAAACTGCTTTTCTACCCATTTTCTAACTCCAATTGTGCCCATACATTATTGAGTTTGTCTAGTGCTTTCTTATGTTGTATTGCTGAATAGCAATGTCTACAGTACGGAGCCCTATTCCTTGTATTGTCAGGAATCCTTTGTTCGCATCGCTTACAAATCATTCCCTTCTCCCTTCCCAACAATAGTGGCAATAGCTACTTCGTGGTCCACTGTCTTTGCCACAAGTTTCACAAATCACAGTTCAACCTCCTTTACATACTTTGCAAATACATCAGACAATTCATTCTTTATCTTTTCAGGAAATGCATTAAGCATTAACTTCTCATGAATTTGTTTTTTAAGTTCGGGGCGTGGTTCTCCTATGTATAACGCCATCAAAGCCGCAGTCTCGACTAGCCTATCTAATTGTTCTTCTTGATTAAAGTTCAATGTCTCACCAGTATGTCATTAAGGAACTCCTATATATAAATTATGTATATAAGAAATATTAGGTATCGGAGTAACACTATAAGTTATTTAAGAAAAAAGGTTCTACTACATACTTTATTTCGTACTTATATAATATATAATACTATTTCAACCCTAGTTTATCGCTTTTTGGAGCCGTTGAGTCTACACTATTTGGGTTGTTTTGGGACACTAAACCCCCTAAATTGCCCCTTTTCATCATGTATTCGGCAACAAAGCCCATCATAGGATTATCTTTTGTTAATGCTTTTATTGTTGATGCTCCCGTTGCATCATCTAGTTTTTTTGATGCGGCCCCAAGAGAACCAAAGAACGACGATTGGAACTCTTGAAGCTTATCATGCATCCTTTCCTCTATTTCGTCAACAATAACTTGTAAAGCATTCAGTAAAGTTTCATCTGATTCTTCAGATTCAACCCATGTAGTCCATTTTTGACGTGATAACTCCGCTATATATTGACTTAAAAACCAATAAAAGACAGTCCAGACAAAAGCATAAGCTAACAGTATGTAGGCATCAATTTCCATATTATCACTTAAATTTTACTCGGCATCGGTATTCATCTATGTTATGGTCATAATAGGCTTCTTCTCCAAATTTACATTGTGGTCGTAAACCTGCTTCAGAAGAAGGGTCTTTGGGAGCACGTTTGGTGAGACCTGCTCCCTCTAGAAGTTTAAACAATGTAATTATAACGCCTAAGTTCATATTTTCTCTTGTATAAAATCTGCAAGTTTTTTACCTAGAACAAAAGGTTGTGTTAAAGGTGTACTAATTAACGCAATGTCAAACGCAGTTTTTAATTTAGCCTTTTGTTCATCACTAAGTAGTATACCTTCAGTTTCTAAAGCTGATTTAAATATATCAAATAAAAACGGTGTTAATGCTAATAATGCACCAGCACCCAACAAAGCGGGCGTACCATCATTACTCAAAAGCGCAACAACATCATCATGCCGTCGTTTTTCGCTTACTGCTTGCTTCTGTAGCTTTGTAACCTTCTTTAGTGTATATCCATCTGGTATGAGTGCGTAAGGCATGATTATTCGTCCTGAAGCTCGCGCCACGCTTCCAATACTTGCTGTCCTCTAAACACCAGTTCAGCCCAAATGCTAACACGGCTCATACTATCCCCGTTTCTTTTCCTGCAAGATAGACCAACACCAATCTAACAAGTAACTGTTCCACGCTTCGTTTGTCATTAAACCAGTCTGGGAGTTCGACATTGTATATCGTAGTGCTCATGCTCTAATCTGACGAGATAGTGCGTCATACATTTCTTTTAGTTTGTTAAAAGATTGTGGTGTATAACTTGCACCAGCATAAGCCATCTTATCTAGCATTAAATCATACATAGCACGTCTAATTTTAACGAGCTTGTCAGTGGTTTGTTTTTTAGTTAGTTTCTTCCTAGGCATTATTGGTATACCCTCCCTGAAAGTAAAACCGACATGTTGCGTGCATCAGTATCTGTAATATTAGCCGCTGTAAAATCCATTTCAGTATAAGGTGGAATTATAAAAGGAAAGTATTGCGGTGGTGATTCTAGTTTAGCCCCTTCCATAACTAGTCCCATAATAATTTCATCATTCATTTTAACCTTCCAAGCATAATCTTCACTGAAAGCTTGATTAGTTCCCGCATAATTCAATATAATATCTGCTGTAATTAAAGCACTGCCAGTTGTAAATTTAAGTACACTAGTTTCACTATTATTCACGCTAACATATCCACTATATGCGTAAACAAAATCATCTATATAGTTTAGACTACTGCCTGTCCCCGTGGGGTTAGCCCCCCCAGCAATATTACCTGCGCCACCGCCGCCGATTAAAGGCATAAGCCCCCTAAGCGAACTGTGCTGTAACTACGCAGTCTATTGTAGCGGCTGAAGTTGTTGCTATTTCGTAAGAAACTGAGTTTCCGGGTTGTACTGCTAAATCAGTATCAATGTTAACATACATCATTGTTGAACCAACACTAGAAGGCATGGCAGATAATCCACCACAATTAAAAACAGCATCGCCGTCTCTCATTGCATTGCCTTTTATAGCGACCAAACCACAGAACTCTTCTACTGCGTCAACAGAAAAAGATACTGTTAGATTTTTAATGCTTGAAACATTTGTTGGGACAGTAAAGGAACTGCTAACTGTTGCGGCCCCAAGTGCCGAAAGTGCTTGAAATGTCCCTGCTGTGGTTGTGCTTTGCGTTACGCTTCTACTTATTGCTATAGCCATATTTTTTTCCTTAAGCCCTTAGTTTGAGCGGACCTATTGCTCCTAATATTTTTGAACCACCGAGACTACCAACAACTAATTTTGCCGCTAGAGCTCCTGCTCCAATTCTAATCATCTGGTCCTTATTTTGTTTAAATGCACCTGATAAAGTGGTTAATGCTACTGCGGGTCCCTCTTTACCTATTGCTTGTTTTACTGCTGTGCCTGCGTTTGCAGCATCTAGAAATGCTAGACCTGCCCCTGTTTCTATTAAATTAACTGAGAA